TGTTGTACTCATAGATAGCCAACTCATGAATTACATCATAGTAATTCTCTAAGTCTGCTTCGATCATATCCGTTGTGTAACTTGCCGGATAATTCCGCTTACGTTTAACTTCACGGATAGCATTCCTTACTTTGATTTCCAGAATGTCAGAGTTGAAAGCATCATCGTCAGACAATTCAATCGTCAGTTCGTCTACTATTTGCTCTTGTAAATCTTCTGCTATGTTTGTCTGTGCCATCTTCTGCCGCCTTTTCTTTTACCGCCTTAATAAGCGGTACGCCCTGTTTATTATTACTTCCAGAAAGTTGTTTAATGCGTTCTTCCGTAGGCGTATATCCATGACGAGGATATGTGGCACCGTCTACATAATGGAAGTTATCATCTTGCAAATCCGTAAAGTGGCGCAAAACTGTATATTTCATACTGACCACCTTTCTTTACTTTCTGCGGGTATATTGCCTTTTCTGTTTCGGCTGTTCTGCGACTTCTTCAACCTCAGAAACAGGCGGCTCTACTTCGGGAGTAGAAACCGCCTTAATCTCTTTAGTATCAGGTAATTCTTCGCCAGCCTTGTAATACCTATCTCCGATTTTGATAGTGTATTCGGCTACCATATCTCTACCTCCGCTTATGCGTCAACCTTCATTACAACAACGCTGTTCATGTTCTCATAGGACGGGAGAACAATCTCAGAAACAACGCAATGAGTGTTAAGCGGATGATCGGTAGTGTAAGTGTAAACAGCAACACCTGTGTCAACGATAGACAGATTGCCCTGTGCAAGACTTCCGCTACGCTCTTCGGGAGTAGTACCATAGAATACATCACCAAGACGAGTAACGCCCTGAGAAATACCTGTAACGATACCATCGGGAATGAATGTAGTAGTGGAAGTGCCGGAAACATAAATGTTGTTGTAAACAAGAATCGTAATGCCGTAGTTATCCAACAGGAAACTCTTTACATCGGAATCCTTAATTGCAATACCAGCGTTGTATGCGATTGCACCAAGTACCTGTTTCTTAGTATCCTCAGCATTTACTAACTGTTTCCAAGTCTTAAGGTTCATTGCAAACGTGGTAAGGTTCTGACCGTGGTTAGCCATCTGCTGCTCCTGTGCTGCCACCAAATCTGCAAGCGGTTTAGCGGTAGAAGGTGCAGACCACTTGTTGTTAGCAGTTCCGGTAATGTTAATATAGTTAGTAGACTTATAAGCCGTTCCACTATCAGGAGTGTAATCAATTACATAAGCCTTGCTGGAATAATCGCCATCAACTGCAATCGTGATCTTAGGAACACCATCCGTAGGTGCAAGCAACTGCCAGATCATTCTCTCAGGAACGATATTTGCGCCCTGTACCAACTGCAAAGGATTCTTCATGATTCGTGTCAGAACATCATTAGCCTGAGAAGAATCAACAGAGTTCATGAAAGTCATGTAATCCTGCTCTTCTTTCTCCGTTACCATATAGGATTCACGGAAGAACGGCATGTTCTGTTCGATCGTCTTAAATCCGATACCCTCTCTCAACGGTGCCTGTGCATCGAAGTTAGAGCCTTTCAGTTCACGGGGAACTGCATCCTCTCCAAGAATGTATTTCAGATCAAGACCTGTCTTTTTCTGTGTGCCGAAAAACGAACGGCCAAGATAAGGCGGCAGAGCCAGAGAAGCCTTGTAGGAATCCCATGCTGTGCCGATTGCTCTTGCGGTAAACGCATCTTTCAACGGTAATGCCATGATTCTCTACCTCCTTAATTATGAACTTGTGGATGTGGAAGTGCCACCGCTTGCGTACTCTTCCTCATAGAAAGTTACGCGAGGAGTGTGTGCCTTCGCTGCATCGGTTACGATAATGCTATTGGCTGCAAGTTTAGCGGGATCAAGTACGCCCTCATAAACATAAGTGCCAGGTGCATCACCCTGAGTTACATCAACATCCATAAGCAGATAACCCAAACATTTCTCGTCATTTGACGGGAACGGAGTACCCGCTTTTACGATCTTGTATCCGTTAGCATCTGCTACTACGCCTGTTGCCGGAACAAGACACGCTGCGCCCTGATAAGGGAAAAATTTAAGGCAAGTTTCATTCTGCCCAAACTCTTTTACGATAGGTGCGCCCATTTTGTTTTCCTCCTTGTTTATTTGTAGTAATTTTGAACATCTGCCGCATTTTGCGGCGCAACACCGAACACAAGTGTTTCGGCGTTTTTAACATCTTCCGGTTTAGCGTTTGGATCATCTGCTCCACCCGCCTGACCACCGCCAGGATTGCCCTGATTATTGGCAATTTCCTGTTCTTTGGCTGCTTTCGCTGCCGTTTCTCTATCGGAGATAATCTGACCTAAGATTTCGTAGTCAAGTTTTCCATCTTCGGAAATCAACTTCTCTGCCTGTTCGCCCGTTATCCCTTTTTCCGCAAGTGCCTTTAACTGTTCAGCGCGATCAATGCGTTTCTGCAACGCCGCTACTTGAGCGAGTGCATCTTCTGTCGCTTTGTTCGCTTTTTCCACTTCGGAAAGATTCTGATTTGCGATTTCATCAAGTTTCCGTTGAAGTTCCGTTGCTTTGTCAGCGTCCAACTTGTACTTGTCTGCCCTGTCTTTTTCTTTCTTTGCTTCGCCGTTCACAGAGTTCAGATAACTTGTAATCTGTTCGTCTGTCGGTTCAGCAACACCGAATGAAACAAGGTTGCTTTTTGCCTGTTCTCTTGTCATTTTTACCTCCTACCCATTCACGCTTATTTACGCCGGTCGCATCGGCTGAATGTCTGCCATCTATCGCGTGGCTGCTTAATTTTATTTATTAAAAAAGCGGATCACTTTCGATCCGCTAATCTAACCTCTAAATCCTTTACCAAATCTTCATCTTCCCAATACTTCGCTCTTACTTGTTTCTCTAATCTGTCGTGATTTGCTACCGAGCCGCCAAGAAGATAATCAACATGGTCTACTAAGCAAGGATTCATATTTTTATATGGCAATTTCATTTCTGCTGCGTATGCCATGAATACTTCATCATCACATTTTCGCCTATGAATGAAATTGTTAAATCGTTCTTGTTGCCGTGGCTTAAAAAACCATTCGGCACATCCAGAAGCATATCTGTTCGGGATGTATATGCAAGGGAACGAGTATTGCATATGCGGCATAACAAACTGTTGGCAAGTAAAACCACAAAGGATTTCGCTACCGCCTTTAGATGTAATCTCAGCAAATTTTCGGCTGATAATTACATCATCTTGCAAATGCCATGTACCGCCCGGATATTGACCGCATTCCTCAAAGGACTTCATGCAAGACATTAGGTTGCCTTCGTTGTCAACATCTTCCCAAACATCAACGTAATCTATGCCTTGATCGAACATAGACGGTATCAAATAGTTTTCTACATACCACATTCGTTTAGGTGTAGCATGGATAAGATATCTAACTTGTGCGTTCTCACACTCTGCAATCTTCTCAAATGCGGCTATGTCTTTTTCTTCGTCTATATCACAAGTGTAGTCATTTATCGCCGTGTAATTGCCATAATAGATGTAATTCAGCGGCGTGTTCTTTACCACTTGCCACATTTCCCATGCAATCGGATCACGCTTAAATTTCCCTTGTGCTTTTAACTCTTTCACCTTTGCAATACATTGTTTGAAATAATATGTATCGACTACCTTAAAGGCAAACGGTTCTGCCCACTTTTTAGAGTACCGACTATCAAAAGGCGGCGCACTTCCGAAAAACTCTACTGAATCCGTTTCTGTTTCAACAATCTTTTTGATTGCATCCGGCGAAAAGAAAACATCACCAAATATGTATGTGACAGGTTCGTCAGTTGGATAAAAGCAATTTACCCATGTATAAGGCTGATACATACTGTTATATTTGATAACCGGAACACAACAATCATTAAATGCATCATCCGTAGCGGTTATTGATATGTCCGTCACTCCGTTCTGTTTTAACAACCGGATTGTCCTGTCTAACAATCTTTCGCCGCCAATATTTACAAGCTGCCGCGGTATTCCATTTATCAGATTGTGATTGCTACCGCAAAGGATTATGTATTTATAACTCATATAACCTCACGCAAGATGTTTGATAAAGTGCAATCGCAAAGTATAACTTCTTCTCTTGTCAGTTCCTTGTACCAATCCGGTGTCCAAGAATTGTGTAACATAAGCAAATCTGTTTCCTGGATATCGGATAGATGAAAGCAGGATTTAAAGTAAAATACTTGATATTGCGTGTTCCTGTTCCATCGTTGCGGCGTTTTGTAGGTTTCTGCCCACCTTGTTTCTATCTGCCCTATCTTGATATCCCTATGATTGAAAAAATAAGCGTCTGTAAATCTGTTTCCTAACACATCCCATCTGCTATCGAAACTTTCGTCTGCGATGATCCTATCCTGATATTCTGCCCACTTTTCAAACATATCTTCATGCGACTTTTCTGCGTGAAGAAAACCTATCGTGTTCGACCTTGTGATATCGTTTCCCAAGATTGTTTCTTCCGGCAGTTTGTCACCAATCATTATGGTATCTGCGTCCATCCAATAACCGCCTTGATCCCGTAGAACGTGTACCCGAACCGCATCTGCTATCTGCGGCAACGTAAACCGCTTTGCGCTTTCGATATCGAAATCCGTGTAGTTTTTCAGATTTTCATAATTTAGCATGACATACGGCAATTTCCACGTTCTCATACAAAGGTCAATATATGCCGATTTCTTTCCTTCCCAAAATGTGAAAACCTTTTCCATCGCCTACCTCACGAATAAGTACACCAACACCGGCATCCGGCGATTTCTTCCATTCCAGCACCACACGATGAATCTTTTGGCTGATACATTTCATAAGCACCAACCTGAAACCTTGCCATTATTGGGATTGTAAGACTTTCAATATCCATGTGCGTGTGCCGCACTTTGTTATCGAGCATTGTGTTCCATGTTTTTCTTGTCTTGCCAGAATCCACGGCATCTTGAAAACCTTTATATTCATAAACCGAATTTGCTTCGTTTTCTGCTATAAGCATCGCCCTATCATTTGATAGTTGCCATGAATCATCGGGATTCTTTTCAATCTGGCTTACAACTTCTTCCGCTGTCTGCCTTACATGAGTTTTCAGCCAAGGATATGTTTCGATGTAGTCAATCCCAAAGTAATCGAGAACATCCCAAAAGTGGCGTTCTGCATAACCGGCAAGAAATTCCGCATCAATCACTCGGTCTGCGATTTTCTCAGCCGCCGCCAAGGAAAAAAGCATAATGAAAACATCATCGAGCATTTCTGCAAATTCTATGCGCCTTTTTATTTCCTCTTTGCTTAAACCCATCTCACCGAAATAGGTTTCATACGGAATCGCCAGATTGTTCAGTTCGTCCTTCTTTTGAAGTGCCATTTGCTATCAACTCTTGTGCTTTTGCGACCTGATCTTGTAAGTTCTGTTGCTCTATCGCATCATCTATCGTTTTGTAAAGGTTATCCAGGTAAGGTTTTGACAACATATAAACCTTTTCAGGATCATTCCACAGACCAGTTGTGCGGATTGCTACCAAAGGTGCTATTCCGTTTTGTACCAACATTTGATAGGTCTGCGCCTTAACTTGCATATTGTCAGTAGGCGAATGATTGATA